ATTTTATCGCCAATCATTGAGAGAGTACCCTCAAATGTTTTTGCTAGTTCATCTGTTGAATTACCAAATCTACCACCTTTACCAAATACTCTTTCAAAAGCCGCTATAGTATCTTCTATTGAAACTGTTGCTCCAGCTTTGAAGCCAAGCATATTTCTTACACCTTTTTCTCTAAAAAGGTCTGCCGCACCAATACCAGCACTAAATGATCTTTGTATTTGTTCAGCCGCAGTTCTGAAATCTAATCCTGTAGTTGCCGCAACATTACCTGTTATCTCCAACATCTTTTGAAGATCATCTGCATTATCTGTAACTGTTGCTAATATACCTGAACCTGATGATATTTCCTCTAAAGAAAATGGTACTTTAGATGCAAATTTAGCCATGTTGTCAAAAGCTTTTGCACCCTCGTCTGTATTTTTAAGAAGAAACTTTAATCTAGTTCTAAGGTTTTCAATTTCTCTACCTGTACTAACTAAATTTTTAATGACTAATCCAGCACCTAGACCTACAAAAGCTGTTTGCAAACTAAATACAGCAGACTTTACTCTTGCAAGTCCACCTCTTACTGAATTAAGTGCTTGTTTTGTTTTATCTTGTGCAAGAATATTTATCTTTAGATTTTGAGCCATTAGTATTTACCTTTTGGTGTAGATTTTTCTTGCTCGTCTTTTTGAAGCATAAAATAAGCTACCCAATGATTATATTCCCAAACTTCCATTTTTAGAAGTTCAGATAAAGTTATGTTTAACCTATCAGCGACTATAAGTAAATTTTTTAATTCAGGATTGAATATTAGTTTTTTTTTACTTCTTCAGGAGTAGCAACTTGTATCATGGCTGTGGCTATCCTCGACAATACATCTGAATCTACTTTGGTCATCAAATCCATTTTATCATCTAATTTAAAAATCTTTTTTCCATCTTTATCTAAAGCTTTCATAACTACTATGTCAGCTAAGATACTTACATCAGATAGATTTTCTGATTTTTTAAATAGTTTATTCTTTTCAAATAGATTTATAGGATTCCAATAGATGACACTTGCTTTGCCATCTTCGTCTTTCCATTCTGGAACTTCAATAGATTGGACACCTATACTCTCAAAATGAGATTTGGCTCTGTCTATTATTGACATAAATTATTATTCAGTTCCAATTGTTAAAGCACCTGTTCCTTGAAAAGTAACTGATCTAGCAACTATTCCATCTAAAGGTTGTGATA